CACTCAAACCCTCAAGGTCGCCGGATCACTGGACACGTCACCCCAGTCGGTAGACGAGATCAGGTCCAAAGCCGCCATGCTCGGTATCAGCGAGGCCGACCTGTTTGGCGCATAGCCCAGAGCAGATCGACCGCGCCCGCCAAGTGATCGCGCTGCGCGAGGCAGCTATCACCTACAAGGCCAATCACAAGCGCGAGTTCGCCCCTGAGTGGTATCCGTGGCAGCAGGCCATGTTTGCTGCGAGCGCCACTCACCGAGAGGTCTTGGTTTTGGCCGGCAATCGTAGCGGTAAGACTTCAAGCGCCGGATTCGAGATCGCCTGTCACCTCACAGGCCGCTACCCGGACGACTGGTCGGGCGAGCGGGTAACCCATCCTATCCTGTGCTGGGCGTTTGGCGTGGATTCCTCACAAGTCCGTGACGTGCTGCAAAAAGAACTGCTCGGCAAGTCCCGCGACGACGGCTACTCAGGCGGATGGATACACCCCAATGAGATCGTACCCGGATCAATCGAGCGGTCTCAGATACCCGGCGCGGTGCGCGAGCTGCGAATCAAGCACGCCACGGGCGGCGAATCTACGCTGTCGTTCAAGTCGTACACCCAGATCGCTACGGGCCAATCGTCCCTGCCAATCGCAGGTTCATCTGTTGATCTGGCGTGGGTGGACGAGCAGCCGCCTGATGAACTGATCGGCCAGTTGATAACCCGACTGATGACGGGACGCCGGGGTAAGGGCGGTCTGGTGCTGTACTCGATGACGCCGGAGCTGGGCAAGACCGACCTGGTGGCGCAGTTCATGGACAAGCCAGCAGCCCATCAGTGCCTGATCGGGCCGGTATCGTGGGACGAGTGCCCGCACCTGACGCCAGAGATCAGAGAGCAGACGCTTTCATCCTTCCCGGTCCATGAGCGGGAAATGCGATCACTGGGCATCCCGCTGTACGGCACCGGGCGGATATTCAGGCCGGATGAGACAACGCTGGTCATCGACCCTTTCGACCTGAATACAAAGCCGTGGCTGCGGGTCATCAAGGGGCTGGACGTTGGCATAGCCCATCCTACGGCGGTGGCATGGCTGGCCTATGACCCTGAGCAGGGCATTACCTATCTGGTGCGCACCTATCGCGCATCCGATGAAAAGGCAGCGGTGCATGGGGCTGCGGTCAATGCCATGTGGCCTGCCGCGCCGACAGCCTATCCGCCTGATGCTGACACCCGCGAGAAGGGATCGGGCCAATCCCTGCTGCCGCTGTACGGGATCAATCACCCCCGCCTGTTTGAGAACCCGGACGGTAGCCGATCCCGCGAGGCCGGAATCATGGCGATGCAGGAAGCCATGTCACAGGGGACGTTCAAGGTGTTCCGGGGGCAGTGCGAGGAATTTCTACAGGAAATCAGGGGGTATCACCGGGACGCAAAGGGCAACATCGTTGACGTACATGACGATGTGATAAGTGCCACCCGCTATGCCTACCAGATGGTGGGGCGTTACGGCGTCACGTTAAACGAGCGGAACCAGGCATACACGGGCGGGCTGTATCCCGACCTCGGGTTGCGTGACAGAGGCAGGAAACGCGCATGAGTAACTATCGGTACACCGATCCCGAACTGGTTAGTCTGGTCAAGGACATGGTTTCCAACTCCCAGACGCACTGGGATACGGATTCCGCCAGAGACCGCGAGCGCGCCTATGATTTCTACTACGGCAAGCGCCCGTTCCCGATGGAAGGGAACACCTCGGACTATGTTTCGCAGGAAGTGTTCGATTCTGTCGAGGGGCTTAAGGCCAAGTTACTCAGGGTGTTCAGATCGAGCCGGGATGTGGTTCGCTTCGTCCCGGTGAGTGAGGCCGACGTAGACAACGCCAAGCTGCGCACCGATTACGTCAAGCGGATATTCAACCGCAACGGCTACAAGATCCTGCACGACTGTTTCCACGACGGCCTGTTGTCCCGGCTGGCGACGATCAAGCGCACATGGACAGAGCGTGAGGTGATCGACGTTGAGACCTTCACCGACGTTCCATCACAGCAAGCGGAGGCGTTCGCCAATAACCCGGATGTGGTCGAGGTCATCATCGAGACCGAGACGCAGCAGATCCAGCAGATCAACACGCCATACGGACCCGCCCAGCAGCCGGTCTCAATGGCGTCTGGCACGGTCAGGATGCGGCGGGTCGAGAAAGACATCGTTATCGAGGTCATCCCGCCCGAGAACGTGTTTATCCCTGAACACTGTATCGACCTGGACGAACTCGATAGCTGCGCGATCCGCTACGACAAGCCGAAGTACCAGCTCATCGAGGACGGCTATGACCCGGCGGTTGTCGCCAAGCTGTCCGGTCTGTCTGGTGAGTTCGACTCGCTGAAGTCGGCAAGGACGGGCGATAATTTCTCGCAGGGTTCGTCGACTGACGAGCGCGAACTGGTGACGGTCTATGAGGCGTATATCCCGCTGGACATGACCACCCCGAGAGGCGAGCCGTCACAGGGCGCGTCGCTGTACCAAGTCGTGATCAGTGGCGATCAGGTTCTGTCTGTCGAGGCGGTCTCAGAGATCCCGCTGCGCTTCTGGTCACCGATCATGGTGGCGCATAAAGCCATCGGCATGAGCATAGCCGACGTGACGATGGATATTCAGTCGTCGACCACGAACGCGGTACGCGGGATGATCGACAACGTACACCGGGTCAATGCCGGTGTGCGGATTGCCGACATGGAACTGATCCGCAATCCCCGTGACCTGATTGATAACCCGATTGGCGGGGTCATCAACTCGCCAGACATGAACGCGATCAGCGTCATCCCGCAGCCGCAAGTGTCAAGCGCAACCGGCATGGTGCTGGAAATCCTGTCCCAGCAGAAGGAAATGCGTACCGGCGACACCCGGCTGGGCAAGGGGCTGGAAACGCAGAACATCGTCACGCACCAGAACTCGGGTGACATGATTGACCAGCTTATCAACGTGGGCAACGAGCGCCCGCTACAGATGGCGCGATCCTTCGCCGAACTCTGCTTGCAGCCCTTGATGCTGGACATCTACCGCATCGGTCACGAAAACAAGTTCGTCGTCACGATGGAAGTGAACGGGCAGTTCCAGGAATTCGACCCGACATCTATCCCTTACGCCGACGAAATCGAGATCGACGTAGCCATCACGCCTGAGTACGGCCAGCAGCGGGCTGCGCAGCTCGGCCAGATGCACGGCATGTTGATGCAGAACCCGGCCATCGGCCCGCTGTACACCCTTGAGGAACAGTACGCGGTCATGTCCGAGGTGTTCAATCTCATGGGTATGGCGAACTGGCTGGCTGATCCGAAAGACCCGAAGGTTCAGCAGCGTATCGGTTCCATGCAGCAGGAAGGCCAGAAGAAGGCCCAGATGGGCGAGCAGTTGACTTCCAAACAGGTGGAACTCGAAGAACGCAAGGTCGTGGCGATGGAACAGAACAACGCCATCACCCAGAAGCTGAAGAAGGAAGAACTTGACCTGAACGCAGCCAAGTCAGCCAACGAGACCGGGCTGAAGGAACGCGAGTTTGCATGGCGCCAGCAAGTCGATGTGGCCGAACTGAAGGTTGAGCGTGAGCAGAAACGACCCGTATCACTGGGAGGTGGTGGCGTATGAGCCGGGGAAAGCAGAAGGAAGAACCAGTGGCTGAACCGCAGATCGAACCGGGGGACAAGTTCGCTGCACTGATCGAGGCCAGACGCGGCCCGCGTGACAAGTACCGGGATATTCGCCGGGAAAAGCGCCGGGCGGTGCTTGAGGCGATGAGCAAGGCTTGATGGCAGGCGTTCTTTCACGTCCCGTTGATGACCCGGTGCTGGCTCCGAAAAAGCCACCGGGCATCCTGTCGCGTATCGCCGCCATGCCAAACCCCGGTTATCTGGTATCGCAGGGCGTGGACAGGATCACCACTCCCGGTTATCCGGTCGACGATGCGCTAAGGGGCTACATGGGCAGCGCCCCAGCCTTCCAGCCGACGCTAGGGCAAGCGGCAAGTGCATGGCGTGACGAGGGGTTGGGTCAGACGAGCGAGTTCCTGACGGCATTACAGCGCGGCGACCTGGACGCGGTGATGAACTCATCGCTGTTCCCGATGGGCGCGATGACTGCGTACCACGGCAGTCCCCACAAGTTTGACGCTTTCGACCTGTCGAAGATCGGGACGGGCGAGGGTGCGCAGGCTTACGGGCATGGGCTGTACTTTGCGGAGAAT